AGGCGAAGGCGTAGATCCCTACGCAGACTGCGAGATGAGGCTTCCCTCGCGTCCATCCCCACCGCGACGGGAGATCCCACGTCCGAGCGGGCGCAGGGGCGACTCCGACCCACGAGCCCTCGGGGAGAGGTTGCGGGGCGAGGAGGGTATCTGCGAAGAGGACGATCGTCTCCTCCGCGGGCCATCGCGTAATCGAGAGGTAGGCGCGAAGGGCTCCGACGGGTCCGTCCGTCTCATCGTGCGCGATGACCCTCGCCCACGGCGTAGCCTCGGAGACTGCCTTGACGTCTTCCGTTCGCGTAATGATCGTCGTCGGAATACCCCGGAGGAGCCTCTCGTGCCAACGGTGAACGGGGACGCCGCCCGCCTCGACGAGGAGTTTATTCGCACCTCCGAGGCGAGTCGCCTTACCTGCGGCGAGGATGACTGCGCGTCTCACGGGCGGGATTCGTGAACCCATTCAGGGTTAAGGCGATAGACCCACGTCGTCTCGGGGACGGAGACGAACTTCGCCCCCGCTTCGAGACCCTTAACCCAGAAACGCCAATCGTAGCCCTTCTCGTTATCTGACGTTATCGAACCCTCCGAGATCGAGGATTAGTTCGGTTCGCACCATCGCGACGTGAGAGACGATCGAAGTCGTCCGCAGGAGATCAGGATCGAACGGACGGTTATAAAGATTAAACGCGGGATCTCCGATGACTGAAGCGTACGAGTAGACGACGTCCGCGCCTTCGGCGTGATCGAGCATCGTCTCGAGATGACTCGGAAGAAGGAGATCGTCGTCGTCGAGGAGCTGCGTCCACTTCGTCTCCACCTGCGAGGCGAGGACGTTCCGGGGCCGCCATCCTCCGATCTTCTGATAGTCGATCGCGATGAGATGATCCGCAGGTTTAATAATCTGCGCTGCGACGCTACGGATACACTCCTCGCGTTGCGAGATTCGATCCGGGAGCGATGCCGTGATAACCGTTACTTCGCTCACTTCTTCCCCTTTCGGAGGGCCTTCCGCCGCTCCTCGCGGTTTACCCCGCCCACCGGGACGGGTTTCTTAAGCTCGACCTCCATACGCTCGAAGATCGGCTTCCAATGCTCATCGTATACCCGGGGCGTCGCGTATTGCTCGGCGAACGAGAGGGCCTTCGCCTTCAGCGCGGCGGAGCCCGCCGTATCGCCCTTGAGGGCGTAGGACGCCTCGAGCGCGGCGACGATCGCGTCTACGTTCGGGACCTTCCACCACGAGCCCTGAAACGGATCCCATTCGACCTGACCCTCGACGAGCCACCCTGCGCCCACGAGCTCCGTCATCGCCGTCCACCTCGTCGAGACGATCGGGACGCCCGAGGCGAGGGACTCGATCTGACTCACGCCGAACCCTTCACCGCGTGTCGCGTGAAGGAGCACGTCCGCGCTCCGCGCAATATTCGCGACCGTCTTCTGATCGATGCCCATTCTGTATTCATACTGCGGAACGATACGGATTCGATCCCTCGGCATCTTGAGCGCGTTCATTAGCGGCTCGAGCTGTACGCCCTGCGCCATCCCCGAGAGGTCCGTATGAAGATAAAGATATGCGTCGGGATGACGTGCGGCGAAGATCGCCCACGCGGTAAGCTGCTCGCCCCAACACTTCCGAACGGGAGTGGAGCCCTTATTCGCGGCATTAATCCAAGTCAAATGCGCGTCCTCGGGGATGCTCATCGTCTTACGCATCGTCTCGCCTTCAGGTCGCCATACCTCGGGATTAAATGAGTGCGGCGCATAGAAGACCTGATCGCGCGGAAGTCCCGCGTTAAGAAGTTCCGTCTCTCCGAATCGGCTCATCGCGACCGCCCACTTACGACCGCCGCGTCGGAAGAACTGAAGGACTTCGGGAGTGACGGGCGAGTGATCGATCGGCGTCCACGAAAGAAGAGGGACGTTATCCCATTCGGGATTCTTTAGAGGCCATACGTCGAAGAGGGTAGCCCCCAGAAACGGACGATCCTTCGTCTCTGACTGAATCCGCGCCATCTGCGCGGGATGAAGATCGTTCGAATAAGCGTCAATCCCCTGCGGATAAACGGAGATCCCGTTCCAATCGAGGACGGTTCCCGAGAGTCCATAGTTCGCGAGGATTGATACGTCGTGCCCGTCCGCCTTCATTCGCGGTCCGAGCTCCGCCATCTGAGCACCGTATCCCGAGCCCACCCACGGGGCGTTCGTTGAGACTGCTACGCGAAGTGCCATCGCCTCCGTCCTCCTCTCCTGCTCCTATAAATGGAGAGGGCCCCCGGGTTTCCCCGAGGACCCTCTCCGAGAGTCTACCTTACGGCGACTCCGCCGTCTTAGCTTGTGGCCGAGACGAGGATTCGACCCGCGGCCCCATCCGGGAGGTTCGAGTCGAACTGATAGATCGAACGGATGCCCACGCTGTTGAGTTCGAAGTAACGCTCCGAGCTCGTAGCCACTTCGATATTACCCGCCTCGCGGATATAGATCGAAGGCTCGTGGACGATCGCGACGGACTTAGACGCCGAGGCGACTGCCGCCATATACGGGTTCTCGATCACGCGGTAGCCGAGGAGGGTTTCAGGCTGCCCTGCGGCCTGAGACGCTTGCCATACGAACTGACCGTTGAGATCTTGGAATCCACGCATCTTCTTAGCTGCGCTCGTCGCCACGTGCCACGCCGTATTCGCGTTGCGATACTTAGGGGCCAAAGCGTAGAGTGCGGCCTGAACGTCAAGGAGGTCGAAGAAGGTCGCCGTGACCGTTCCCGCCTTGACTGCGGTTGTAAGTGCGCCCGCGGTATTGAGCGCGGTTACGAAGCCCGTAGGCTGAACCGTTCCCGTTCCGAGGGTACAAGCTGAACCCGCGAGGTTCGCGATCTGAGCACCTGCGGCTCGTCCCACGTACTCGACGAGGTTAAACCCTGCGCTATCCACCAACTCGCGCGAGGCGAGCGTGAGGGTAGCGGCTGCGAACGAACCGAGAGTAATCGAAGTGAACACCGGGTCCGCCGCGCTGATCGTGCCACCCTGAGCGACGAACGCCGCTGCCGGGGCCGTACCTGCGAGGATCGGGACGGTGATGTTTCGGTTATCGGTTGTGCGGATCTTCGTTGCGCCCGCATATACCACGTTGTCGTTCACGAGTTGTTCAACGACAAAGTCGGCGAACGTCACGGGAGTCGTCGCGGTTGCGGTTGCGAGTGCGCGCATCTCGAACTTAGCGGATCGCTTGTCGCCCGCGATGAGCGCGCGAAGAGCGTCTGCGTCGTTCTCGATGGTCTTAGCGGTTGCGACTTCGACGGCCCCGATGACGGTGGCGAGCTTCGCTGAACGCTCCTCGCCCTTCTTCAGGTCCTCGATCTTCGCGAGCTTCGAGTCCATTGACTCGTTGAGCTTCGAATACTGAGCCTCTTCCTCTGCGGAAAGTTCACGGGCCTCTTCCGATGCGCGGGAAACGAGAGCCTTAGCGGCCTCGAAATCGCGACGGTAGGCGTCGTGTAGCTGATTGACGACGGACATAGTTTCACCCTTTCTTTACTTTTGGTTGTTTCTAAACACCCGTCCCGGCGGCGCGACTCGTGCGGTACTTTCGCCCTTAGACTGTCGCCCTTAGCGTTTCGGTTTTATTACTTTAGCGCGCGCTTCGCGAGTTCGATCTCTTTCTCCCGCGTGGATCGCGGGACGCTGCGCGGCGCGGACTCTTCGACGATCGTCTCTTCGACGGGCATCTCTTCGACGACCTCGCCCTCGGCGATATCTTCCATCTTCTCCGCCTCGTCTTCGGCGACGACTGCGGCGATCGCCTCGGCGAGGAGGCGAGCCTGATCCTCGGAGACGTCCCCGGAGAGGAGCGCATTCACCGCGGCGCGGAGAGGCTCGATCTCGAGGCCCGCCTCGGAGGCGAGGGAACGGACGGATACGGTCGAGATTGTGGACGGGTAATAAGGCGAGAGTCCCGTCAAGGCGGAGACCTCGACGAGCTTCACGTCGCGGAGTTCGCGGACTCCCTCTTCGTTTACCTTATTCGCGTTCGTGGAGTAGAACCCGAAGGAGAGCCCGAGGGACTTCCCCATCGTGCGGACGATCTCTGCGAGGTCGCGATGGAACGAGACGTTCGGGTTTAGGCGGATGCGGGCGAGGAGGCCGTCCTCGCGATCCTCGAGCTCGAGCGTTCCCGTCTTCGTCGTGCCGAGGAGACGCTCGGGATTATGATCGGCGTATGCCTTCACGTCCCATTCTCCGCGCCCTGCGGCGGCGAGAGAGCGGGCGAACGCGCCCTTCTTTACGATCTCGGGGTTCGTGCCTTCCGCGGATGGCGAGTCATAGACCGCCGCCATACCTTCGAACGTAAACCCGTCCTCGTCTACGGCTCGTAGTTCTGCCGTTGTGCGTCGGAACTCGATCGCCATCTCGTCTCCTTCGTTTCGTTGCGCGTCTTCTTCGGACGCTTCACGGATGATACGCGATGCCCACGCCATCCCGCTATCTCCCGACCATAGAGCCCACGCGATACGACCGTTCGAAGGGTAGCCGTCTTCGCCCGGGCGGAATCCCTGCGCCTCCTTATCGACTTCGTGACGAGCGAAGTAAGACGACATCCTGACGACCGTCTCATACGGAAGTCGTCGCCCGTTCGAAATATCTCGGGCTCGTGCGATGCCGATCTCCGTCCCGCCGCGCCCGAACTCTCGACGCCACTCGAGCCCCTGCTCCGCCTCTGCGCGCATCTCCGCGGTAGGCTCGTATCCGTCGGGATCAATCGCGCGGGCGGATAGGCGCACGAACGCCTCCGGGCCGTAGGCGTCGATCCCCATTCCCTCGGCGGCGTCTCGCGCCTCAACGTCGTCGTCTACGAGGTAGCCGATCTGGTCGCCGAACTCTTCGAGGAGTTTCGAATACTTAAACGCCTTAAACGCCTCGATGACCGCGAGGCTCGAATCCTCGGAGAAGTCCTGAAGGTAGATCGCCTCGTACGGAATCTTGTTCTCTGATAACCACGCCTTCGTCTCGTCCATCCGGGCGGCGAGTCGTCCAGAGACGATGAAGATTCTCTCGCCCTTCTCGGCCTCTTCGCGAAGCCTCGCGATAACGGGTTCGTTCGGTGTATCGCCGCTCGTCGTAAGCGTTCCGTCGATATCGAAGATCAGGATCACGGGTCCACCTGAAAATCGAAGACGTGCGCCTCTCCGTCTACGTCAATCGATACCGCGTAAAGAACGTCGCCGTTCGCGATCTTGACCTCTCGGAACGAGGTCGCGGGAATATGGAATCCACTCGACGTCGTGACGTCGGATGCGCCGAGATAAATCGACTTATTCGAATCGTTAAAGATTGTAAGCTCGTGCGTATTCTTGGCACTCGCGGTCCCGATTGAGACCGCCGCGGTTCCGATGATATATGCGCGCGCCTGAAACGTCATAGTTTCGCGATCCTCTTCGCCTCTGCCGGATCCATCCCCGCACTAATGAGGGCGGAGTAAACGTTCGCCTTTTGCTGCGCCGATGCGATGGCGGCGTCTGCCTGAGCGAGCGGCTGACGATAATCAGGAGAGAGAGTGCGCGTTCGATCTTCTCCGCGAGCGGGCGTAGCGTATAGGAGACGAAGGCGGCGTTCAGTTCGACGACGGACGAATACGACATCGCGCCCGGAGTCGTAACTGCGAGAAGTTGAGGCGGAACGCGGAAGATGCGCGCGATCTCGTTCACCGTGAACTCTCGCGAGGCGAGGAGCTGCGCGTCTTCAGGGCGGAAGGAGAGAGCCTTAAACGTTGCGCCTCCTGAGAGGACGCCCGGAGTGTGAGCGTTCGCGCCCGTATGATGGCGCAACCATCCCTCCTTTAGCGTCTTCACCTGATCCGCCGTCAAGGTATCGGGCGTCTCGATGATGCCCGTAGGCGTGGAGCCTGTCGCGAAGAACGAGGCGGCGGATGCGTCGAGCGTCATCCCGAGGCCGAGCGTATTCCGAAGAGCTTCGAGAGGATTAACTCCCTTCGCGTGACCCGGGATTGTGATTAGCGGGATATGAATAATCGTCTCGGGTCCGTATTGTCGCGACTCTGCGCCACCGCGAATCGTGTAAATAACTTCGCGTCCTTCGTGCCGCACGTCCACGGTGCGCGGATCGAGGACTCTTACCTCGAGAGGCGCGAGCGTATCGGGATCACGGGGCGCGAAGATATAGGCGTTCCCCGAAAGATAAAGAGAGACGACGATCTGAGAGAGCGTCTCATTGATCGTAGTATTCGATCCGGGGATCGGCGTAATCATCCACTCGGGTTTAGATCCTCCGGGGCGATACGGGCGACGCTGACCGTTATCGCGAACGTAAGAATCGAGAGGGAGTGTTGAGATGATATCGGCGAGGATGGTTACGCACGCCCACGCGGTCGAGAGTCCGAGGACGGAGTTCTCGTTTACGAGCGGCGCGCTAAGTCCGGGGACGCGATCGAAGGCGGACGGAATAAGTCCGAGCCCGTTAAGGTTTCGCTCCTCGTTATTCGTTCCGAGAACGCGGCGAATGATGCTCACTTCTTACCCCTCTCGTATCCGATAACGATTAACGCGATCCCGAGGAGTCCGATAATGGACGCGGGATGGACGAGCCACGCGGCATAGAGTAGCAGGGCGACGCCTGAAAGTTCGAGGACGTTCGAAATCATAGGCTAAAAAACTCCACACTTCGGGACGGCTTCTCCGCCTCTGACGCATAATAGCGCGCCCGATCCAATGCCATAACCGCCGCGACGGCGAGGTCGATCTTTCTCGGAGATCCGCGATGCTCCTTCACGATGCGCGGCCCGAAACGATCCGTCTTAACGGTCGCGTTCGAGAGATGCCGGACGAGAGCCTTCGAGAGGTTCGGCTCCCCGCCCCACGTAATCGTCTCCTGCGTGACGGATTCGTAGAACGCCTGAGACGAGGCGACCATACGGGAGGGCGACTGTGGATAGTGGACGACCCGGAGCCCTTCGCGCTCGAGGATCTCGAGGCTCCTCGCCCAACGGAACGGGTCCGCCGCGAGCTCGACGATCTCATACTTCTTCGCGAGTTCGAGGATCGCCGCCTCTACCTCGGAGATATCGACGCGCCAATGAGGATCGTCGATCGGACGCTCGTAGCAGAGAAGAGGCTCGACGTGCCCGTCGAGGGTCGCGGCGCAGAGAACGGAGGCGTCCCCATCGAACGATCCGTCGAAGGCGGCGACGATCTTCTCGCCCGGGATGAGACGACGCGGAGACTCGAGCCTCTCGAAGGAGCCCGTCGGGAGCCACGAGGTCGCGCGCTGAATCCAACGATTAAGACGCTTCGTCTCGAACTCGTCTCGCGGGATTGACTTCGCGGCGGCGGCGAAGTCCTCGGGGTCGAGAAAGTCCCCGAACGCAGGATTCGCCGCGGCCCACGCCTCGGGCGAATCCCACGCGAGGTCCTCGGGCGCGTGGAAGTATCGGAAGAAGAAGGCGTCGTCCTGAACCTCCCCTGACTGAAGTCGCATCCCATACTGAAAGAGGCGATAACAGATGGAGTCCTGACCGCGTGAGTCCGTCCTCGCGCCCGCGGTTGAGATCCCGAGGACGAGAGGATTCTTTCTCGTACCCGATCCGAGGTTCACGGTCGCCCATAGACGGTCGTCGGGTTGGACGTGGATCTCGTCGAAGATCACGGTCGAGAAGTTGTAACCCTCGGCGCGTGAAGCGTCGGAGGAGAGGACGCGCAGGACGGAGCCCGTTTCGGGGTACTCGATCACGTCTCGCATAACGCGAAGTTTTCGGGAGAGGTTCGGATCGAGCTCCACCATACGAGCGCACTCGCGGAAGACGATCCGCGCCTGAGCCCTATCCCCGGCGACGATGGCGACCTCGGCTCCGACTTCGGTAAAGAGTGAGTAGAGCGCGACGCCCGATGCGAGGATGGACTTCCCGTTCTTTCTCGGCATTAAGAGAAGGCCGCGCCGATACTTACGGCGACCGTCTTCGCGATGCGCGAAGAGTTCCGAGAGGATCTCTTTCTGCCAATCTCGGAGGCGGATTAGTTCCCCTGCGCCGTCGCCCTTCGAGAGGCGGCAGAAGGACTCGATAAAGTCCGCGACGACTTCGCCTTCGGGTTTAGGCGCGGCGAGCTGCGCGGATGATGGCGTCGAGCTTCGACGTCGCCGAGTTCGCGTTTTCATCGATCTCTCCTCTCAACCCTACCCGCGCCGCGGGCGTGAGCCCCATCTCCCGGGCGTACTTCTTCACCGCGTCCGCATTATCGCGGACGATCTGATGAAGAGGATTCTTTACGAGGTTCCCGTCTCGACCCTTAATGAGCGGGCCCGTCTTCGAGAGCATCGTCTCCGCCTCGATATATCGCGCCATCGCCTCGGAATAGAGGCGGAGGATATGCCGATCGGCGGACGTAAGGACGCCCGTCTTCCCGAGAGCGCGGACGACCTGCTCCCATACGACCCGAGCGTCGTCACGAAGATCCTTCGGAGGAGTGAGCGGTCCGCCTTCAGGAATAGGCTCGGCATAGTTGATCACGCTCGGCGACGTCTCTCCCGCGAGGATTCGAAGTGCCGTAGGTTTAGGCTGCGGTCCGCGAGTTCCCATCGTTACTTCCGGGGAGAGAAGACTTCGCCGCACGAAGGGCACGTGACGGAGTGATCGGGTTTAGGCTCGGGCGTTCCGACTGCGGCGAGGAGTCCCGCCTCCGTCGCGACGGACGAGAGGAGCATCTGAACTGCCGCCTCGTTCGAGGAGACGGAGTCGAGGAGTTCGCGGAGTCGATCCTTATCCGAGAACGCGAGGTCCCCGACGGAGTCGTACGTCGCGAGGACGAGCCTCTCTTCTTCTTGAGTGAGTTCGACGTAGGAGACGGGGATCGCCTTCTCGTCGCGCGAGAGCGCGAGCTCCACGCGGAGGTGACCGTCTACGAGATGGCCCGTCGT